GGAAAGATATTGCTGCATTGAAGTCTCAACTGCAAGAGGCAAATGTAGAGGTCAAGAAATTTAACGCAGGCTTTGAGATCAGTCAGCGCCCCGCAATGAGTCTTGAAAAGATTCAGAGGCAGATTGGCAGGCTTGCTGAAGGTCTTAAAAGTCTTAACTTCATCAGTAATGAGTTTCTGAATGTTCAAGAACGCATTGCATTGCTTGGCCAAGTTCAAGGCAGAACGACTGCAAGGCAGCAGGTTCGCGCTCAAGCGCAAATGTATTCTAGTGCTGCATTTGCAAAATTCGTTGAGGGTCCGGTTGGCAAGCTAAGCCTGCCAAACACAACAGCAGCATTGCAGCTTGAGGTAAGCGAGCTTCAGCAGAAGCTTGTCAATCTCGACAGATCTTCTTCTGACTACACCGCAACAGCCATGAGACTGGCCGATGCGCAGCGAAAATTGGCTCAGGACGTCATGGGCCTTAGCAGCGCCTATGACAAGCTTGAGGCTGCAGAGGCTGGTGCTGCGCGTCGTGCTGGCAAGGTTGCTGGCATTCAGCAGTATTACGCAGGTGGTGCTGGTGCTCCAGGTGTAGCTGGATTTAGAGATCCCGCGACTGGAGCGATCATTGCAAGAGGTGTTGGAAATATTGCCGATCGTCGCGCATTCAATGCTGCTCGACGCGATTTGGCAAATGCAATCTTAAGTGGCGCCATTGAGCAGGCAAGAACATTAGCCTTGCCAGCGGCTGGTGGCACTGCGGCACCCGGTACTGGACAGGCGATTAGCGGTGGCGCACGAAGAATTGGAGTTGCCAGGGAAGTCGTCAGAGGCGTACCATCTGTGGACATTGCTCCTGCCGCTATTGGCATGAGTGAACAAGCGATCCGCTCTCAAGCTCAAGCGGCCAAGGAGGCAGCCTCTTCATTGAAGCCGTATAGAGCTGCAATCAGGGAAGCCGCTGCTGCGAATAATGGAAGCATTCACAGTCTTGAAGCTTATCGCGCTGCGCTTGTCAATATGCGCAACGAAGTTCCCTCTACAAGTGCAAGTTTTGAAAGGTTGACCAAGCGAATTCAAGCCACGGATGATCAGCTTGAAAAGCTTGCAATGCGTCAACGCGGGCGCCGCCGCATGTCCCCAATGCAGATGACCCAAGCAGCAGGTGCTGCTATTTCGGGTGGCATTTTTGGTGGGCCTGAGGGTTTCTTGGGTGGTGCTATCGGTGCTATTGGCGGCGTTGGCAGTGCATTTGCTGGTGCTGCAATTGGTGCTCAGGTTGGTGGCCTAAGAAGGCAGCTTGGTGAATTTGCTGATTACGCTGCTGGGATTCAAAAATTGCAAATCGCGCTTCGCGGCGTTGCTGGATCTCAAGACGAATTTAATCGTGCAATGGCAGCGGCATCAAGCGTTACAAAGGAATTGAATGTTCCCCAAGATGTTGCCATCCAAGGGATGACTCGCCTAACCGCTGCCGTTAAAGGCGCTGGTGGCGGTGTCGCTGATGCAGAGCTTGCATTTAAGAATATCAACTCTGCAATTATCGCAACTGGTGGCGGAGCAGAGCAGGTTGAAGGTGCCGTAACGGCATTGGTGCAGATCTTCAGCAAGGGCAAAGTTTCTGCGGAGGAAATCAATCAGATCGCTGAAAGGTTGCCTGGTACATTCAATAAAATTGCCGCAGCGTCTGGCAGGACGGGGCCTGAACTTACAAAAGCCTTGCAAGATGGCAAGGTTGGATTGAGTGATTTGATGAAGTTTTTGGTTCAGCTTGGCGGCGACTATAACGCATTGGCCGAAAAGATTGCGCAATCATCCGAGTCGGCAGGCGCAAGACTTCAGGTTGCATACGACAAGATGCGGCAAGAAGTAGGTAAAGCGTTGCAACCTATTGGCGCAGAGTTTCAGGCTGCTTTTACAGAATTTATTGAAGATATAACTCCAAGCCTTGTAAGTGCCGCAAAGGCCGTGGGTGATGGTCTAAGATTTGTCATTCAAAACAAAGAAGCTATAGCTGTTGCAGCATCTTTTGCTATAAAACTTGCGGCGGTAAATCTTGCGTTGAAAGCGTTTGCTGCTCTTAACGGGCCAGTTTCCACTATGTTTGCGCTTCTCAGGACTGGCTTCAAGGCCACATCCCAGCAAGCGGCATTGGCGCAAACAAGGCTGGCAGCATTTGGCAAAACTGTCAAAGCATTGGCCGTATCCCTTGCTGCACCTATTGTTATTACCTTTGCCGTTATCGGCGCTGAAATGGTTATTGCCTATTTCAACAGAATTAAGCAAGCAAGAGCTGACCTAGAAGCAACGGCCAGAAAGCCTCAAGGTGATGTATTTTTCAGGTCAATCGGCGGAACAGCCGCAACAAAACAAACGCTGCAAAGTAATATAAACGACATAACGAAGAACCTTGACATACTTCGAGATCGTGTTAAGTCCACGAAAAAAGAGCTTCAAACTCTTGAAGAGACCGCTCGCACGACCTATGGCGGCGCTGGTGGTGGTTTGCCGGTCGAGGGTGTCACTGACAGGTCTCGCGAAGACTTAAAAACTCGACTGCAAGCAGACGAAGCAGAAATAAAAAGACTTGTGTTGAATTATAGAACATTGGTTGATAGATATATTGCAGCGCCTGACGCTGCTGCTGGTTTGACTGATGCTGAAGGAAAAGGCGGAGCCGGGGGCGGCAACGCCGCCCGCGATGCAGAGCGAATTGCTCAACAGCTTGCGCAAATCAAGTTGCAAGGAGATGCGATAGAGCGCTCAAAGGCGCTCCTTAACGTCAACACTGAAATCAGGGAAACCGCAAGGCAGATTATTTTTGCTCAAACAGAAAACAACACACAAAAAGCTTATGCTCTTAGGCAGGATGCAATTAGTCTTGAGTTCTTGAAAAAAGACCTTGAGATTCAGCTGGATTATCAAAAAGCTGTTGAAGCGGCGGCGCTAGAGGAAAACGCTCAAATACGCGCCGCCCAGCTTCAGCTAGCCGAAAAGCAAAGAATTTTTGGAATAGAAGAAAATATCAACAATGCTATAAATGATCGAATTGGACTTGTTCAGGAAAACACCATAGAGCTGAAGAAGCAGGCGGAAGCCTTGGAAGATGCTCGCTTTGGATTGCGCGAGCAGTTGGGAATGGTTGACCCAAAAGAGAGAGTCGCAAGAGCGCAGGAGGAATTCAGAAAACAATATCCTGGCGCCACCGCTGAGGATCTTGACCTGATTCGCCAACAGATCGACCCAACCCCATTCGAGAAAGTACAGCAAAACATCACACAGCTCAAAACAGAGCTGGGCGAACTGGTGAAATCAGCAAATCAAATCACTGGTGCAGCCAGCGCAATTGGCAACGCATTCTCGCAGTCATTTGTCGATGCGATCAGTGGCTCGAAGACTGCGAAGGAAGCGTTGGCTGACTTCTTCAGCAGCGTTGGGAGCTACTTCCTTGATATGGCCAAGCAGATCATCGCAAAAATGATCACGATTGCGATTTTGAATAGTGTTGCGAAGCTGCTGCCAAGCGGTGGCGGCCCGCTAGGCGATGGAGTACCGGCCAACGACCTGGGCCGCCTCATGGGGCCGAATCCGATAATGCCCCGCGCCAACGGCGGCCCCGTCAACGCAAACCAGCCTTACATCGTCGGCGAACGCGGCCCTGAGTTGTTCGTGCCATCTAGCAATGGCATGGTGATGTCAAACGCCGAAACACGCACCGCCCTTAATCGTCAACTGGACAACCGCCGCAGCAATGCAACCACCGAAACCATGCAGGCCAAGCCGCTTGAAGTGAAGTATGAATCGACCGTAATCAACAATGTCGAATACGTCACCGCTGAGCAGCACCGCAAGGGTATGGCGCAGGCCGCTGAACGCGGTCGAGCGCTGACGCTGCAGGCGTTGCAGAATAGCGTCAAGACAAGGAGCCGCGTTGGGATATGAGCGCCTACGCATTCGTCAATTACGTCCGCTTCAAGACGCAGGCTGATGCGTACACCGGCACGCCGTACCAGAATTTCAGCATCAACGAACAGCGCGTCTACGACGGCATCACCTACAGCTTTGCGCCATTCGCTGTATCATCCGGCGGCGGTGCTCGCGGTGGTGAACGCTCCAGCGCATCACTGGTAGCTGGCACGGATGCGATCTCCGTCAACCTCTTCGCTGAAGCGGTGCAGAACCGCTACATGCTCGAAATCAAAACCGTCAGCCTTGATCCGCTGACCTTTGCTGATGAAGCGCTGGTCGCATCTGAAATCTGGCGCGTTGCATCCTATGACATGGACACCACCCGCGTGGTGCTGAAGCTGACATCACCGCTCGATGCCGTCAAAGCGCAGGTGCCACGTCGTACGCTTAGCACCGCATTGGTCGGTGCATTACCCACATCCGGCGCACTGGTGGTGAGCTGATGTGGAGAGATTGGATCGGTTTGCCGCATCAATTCCGCGCTGATCCACGCAACGGCATCGGTGCCGACTGCCTGATCATGACCTGGAACGTGCTCGAAGATTCCGGTGTGCCGCATCCACGATTCGATCCGATCTGGTTCGATCTTGCCGAGAACGGTAGGCATCGCTTGTTAGCGCGAACCTACGAGGAACTTACAATACTGTTAGATGCTCCAGAGGAGTACGCGGTAACTTTGTTCTCCACTGAGCGCACCATTGGGATTGGCGTTGTTGTTGATGGTGGATTGCTCCACGTTCATCATCGTCATGGTGTGCAGTGGATACCGCTGGATCGTTGCAAACCGCTGGAGTTCAGGAAATTCAAATGATGCTGCCTTCTGATCGCTACCTTGCAGAGATCCTCGGTCTGACGGACGAGCAGTACCGTCACTTCCAGATCGAGGTGCGGAAACGTGCAGCCGAAGGCCCGCAGCCTGCGGTGGTGGCTGGTTTAGAGACTGCGACCATCCTTGCGATTGCAAATATCGTCATCAGCCTTGGTGCTCTGGTAATCTCTTCGCTACTGAAACCAACAATTCCACGACCCGGCCAAGCGGGCCAGCCGCGTCAGACGCAGGAAACCACTGACCCGATCATCCGAAATAGCAGGTTTGCGCCACGGTACGGATTCGACAGTCAGCAGGATATTGCCACACTCGGCAGCATCATCCCGATCGTTTACGCCAACCGCGAGCTGATCAGTGGCGATTACTACGGCGGCATCCGCATCAACATGCCGATGCTGTGGAACCAGATTTTGAGCCTTGGCGGCGGCCAGATGCTGCGTGGTGTGTTCCTGCTGGGCGAAGGCACTGTCAGCAGCATCGACACCACTGGCTTTGCGATCGGCTCCAACACATTGCAGGGCTACGTCTTCGATAACACATCCGCAACTGAGCAAGGCTCCCGCGTCACCGTTTACTTCAGCCCCGATGGTGGCCGCATCGCTGGAACGGATCGTGTCCTCGGACGCACTGAAGCAAATGACGACGGCAGCTCAGGTAGCTCTGACGTGTTTCAGGTGTACTGGAACGGTCAGCAACGTACGGACTTCTGCACATCTAACCGCCCGAGCACGCAGACTACGTTCGGTGTTTATGCACCAATCGGCAATGACCTGATGTATAAGGTCAATCCCCTGCTGCGCCCTGGGGTCAGAAGTCAAGTTAAACCCCTATCTGATGGCGAGGTACGTGTTCGTTGCCCTGCCGATTCCCAACAAATGAACCAGCGCGATAAGATCCGCGCACCCTTTACAACACTTAGCGGATTAAACAACGAAGCTATTACTGCTGACAGTGAAACAAGAACAGCCAGTGTGGGCGACACCCTTACTTACAAGATTTTCAGCACGTCACACAAAGATGTTGTGTTCAACAACTACGACGAACCAGGATTTGATGATGACGACGCTACAGCCAAGGATGTTGCATCTGTTGTGTCTTCTCTTCAAAGAAGCTGGGACGACTCGCTTGTGGAAGGCGAGCTTTACAAAGTAGGGAATGCTTTGGCTGTTTGTGTCTCAAGAACAGATGATCCCTTCGTTTCAGATGCGGATATTCAAGGCGGCGCAACGGGCGTGACCGTAACAGCAACCTTTGAAGTGGTACGCGCTGGTCAAATAAAGGAGCACAAGCAAGCATATCTTGCCGATGTATCCTCAGTCGAAAGCGGAGCGCTGTCCAATCTGCCTAATCGCGAGGTAGGCACGACAGGTGGGCATCTGCTTAAGTACGCAACTGCTCATGTTCCAAGCTCAAGACCTTGTAGTGTTGTTGAAATCGGGCTGAAATCAACTCTGGGCGCAAGGATAAATGGGCTCTGTAATTTCCAAGAAACAAAAACCTTTGAAAAAATAGACACTGCATATTGTCAAGCATTTGAAAATGAAGACGCAGATGACATCCTGAATATCTTTAACCAAAGCGGAGTGATAACTACTCCTTTTGAGCGTTACTCTTTTTTCAGGATTAAATGGCGCGAATACGGTGATGCGGCTTGGCAGTATTTGAACCACACTTATGGCACCCGCAGCGAGTCACAGCAATCGCTTTTTAACTACATTCGTTTCGAGTTTTCTGCGGTAAATCAGCGCGAATTTATGTTTGAGCCTGTTTCGGGTTTTGAGGTTCGATCTGATCTTGACGGCGGCACAAACTTATACGTGCTTGATTACAAGCTGCCTCTTGTTACGCTTTCCGAGAATGGTTGCACAGTCGCTTTCAATGGAGAACAGGTAACTCGATCCGCAGATAGCTTTAGCATAAACGAAGCATTTGGCGTGTCTGGGTTAGATAGTCTATATCGCTATCTTAAAAAGACATCTGACCACACACATGCAGCTAACATAGCAACAACTTTTTCGATTGCATCCGGCGAAACTACGGCGAACGGCGTTGAACTTAGCATCACTTGGGATGCAGAAGGTAGTGTCAACATTCCACTGATTACAGGGCAGAGCTTCGACGTATCTGCAATAGGACAAAGAAACGGCACTGCGGTATTTGGAGGCCTTTTGATTGGCGAGACGTATGAAATTACTACTGTTGGTGATACGAACTGGGCGGCTATTGGTGGACCAGCTTCGCCTGTTGTTGGTGATACTTTCACGGCCACTGCAGATGGCACGTCAGAAGTTGGAACAACAGGAGAGGCAACGGGGAATTACACCGTCACAGTTAATGGCTCGCTAACGCGGACATCGGGACTTCCGTCCGACAATTCAGCGTTTACTTTTGTTGCTGATTCATCAATGTCGGAAACGAC